CATATGAATCACATTGCGATCATCATCTGGCTCGACCTGTGCTACTGGTTGTTGTGGCGCTCGCTTGGCCGCCTCCTTAGCTCTTTCCACCTCAGCCAGCCCGTCCTCCTTGGCTTTAACCAATCTAGCACAATCGCCCAGTCTAGCGCCTACCTTCTGGGATAGTGCTCGTTTGGCCTTGGCTAGATCAGACCCTCTTTTATGTGTTATCTCATTGCCGTCCTTGTCTATAACCAGTGCTATGTCCTTGGCGGTGTAGCCTAATAATACGCTACGTTTAAACCCTTGATACTGGTCGGATGTAGCGGTGGATATATCAGTATGATTACCCTGATCTGGGCTGTATAGATCGGTAGACTTACCACCGCCAGCTACAAATGCATCAGTAAAACTAACATCGTCCTTGGCTTTACGGGTGCACGCTTTACTGTGCGCAGTTAGTAAAGGTGTGACGTTCTCGTACGTTGAAGCCGTAATAATGTTGCTCATGTTGTAAACCTTATATAGCCTATGTGAATCGGTACATAGTAAACCGTGTACCAAGATCGCTGTCCTGATGTGCACATAGTAACAACTTTAGGCATGTTTACAATAGATGTACTATAAAGTTTCACAATGTTATAGAGTCTATAACAATACGGCACAGCTAGACAGGCAATAGCACCATACAGCACCCCCACCCGCCCCCCATAGGCCGCTGTGTCAGGTCGGAGTCCCACCACTCTATATATTACTAATCTCCACGAATAAATCGTATTTTTCCCAGTTCGGTACCCCCACCCCCCTTCTTGAGGCCGTTCCCCCCGCCTTGTTTTAGAAAGACTAGTAAAAAAAATTTTATTATGGTACAAATGCACCTCCGGTGAATAACCTGCGACTATATTATGACGATTAAAATCGAACCAGAGATTGGGGTTCCGCTATTTGATGACGATCCTGCGGTGGACTTGACTGTCCGTGCGCAAGCAGCAAGAACAACAGCCTTAGAGCTAGCAGAACACGGGTTAGAATTGAAGCCCAACAAAGAAGATGAAGACGTGGCCGCTAAGATTGCCCTAGCGTATGCCGACGACCCCGAAAAAACATCCCAGAAAGCCACACCCAAGCGAATGTCTACCTTAACACCTGCATCTTTGGTGCTAACAGGGAACATCCTCACTGAGTTTGGCGCTTCAGTAGTCGAGTCTGCTGTAACAGTACGTCACCTAGTGACCAACAAGCTGATCTTAGAGACAGAGAACCCCGATCCACGGGTACGTATCCGAGCATTAGAGCTGTTAGGTAAGATATCAGACGTAGGGTTGTTCGCTGAGAAGTCAGAAGTGACTGTTACACACCAGTCAACGGATGATCTGAAGGCAAAACTGCGTAGGAAGCTAGAAAAACTAGTCAACCCTGTCGATGAAATCATTATGGACGGCGAGGTTATAGATTTAGACGCTGAGTTGGGGATATCTGCGAGTGAGTAGTCTAGCTACAGACTTTACGCAAGACGAAATCCAACATATGTTGGACAATATAGACAGTTTTAGCTCTGATGAAGTGGTAGAAATAGAAAGACTAGTAGATGAGCTAGATGCTAGACGTTTAAACAAGTTATCGTACGATGATCTAATAGAATTTTGTAAAGCAATGATGCCTGACTTCATTGTAGGTAAGCACCACCGCATTCTAGCCGACCTTTTGATGGAAGTTGAGCGTGGAGACAAGGATAGAGCCTGCGTAAACATCCCACCTAGGCATGGTAAGTCCCAATTAGTGTCTATTTTCTATCCAGCGTGGTATTTAGGCCGTAATCCCAACAAGAAAGTGATGATGGTGTCTCACACCACGGATCTTGCAGTAGATTTTGGTCGTAAGGTACGTAATATCATCGCTAGTGAGGCTTATAGGAGCATATTTCCTACTGTAAAACTAGCCAGTGACTCTAAATCCGCAGGTCGATGGAGTACTAACACAGGAGGAGAGTATTATGCCTGTGGTGTAGGCTCCGCACTAGCAGGACGTGGTGCTCACTTGTTACTTGTAGATGACCCACACTCTGAGCAAGACGTGATTAATGGTAACTTCTCAGTCTTTGAGAAGGCGTACGAGTGGTTCACATTCGGTGCTCGTACACGCCTAATGCCGGGGGGTAGTATAGCTATTATCCAGACTCGATGGCATATGGATGACCTGACAGGTCGTGTTGTTAAGGATATGTCTAATAATGAGCGGGCTGACCAGTATGATGTCATAGAATTTCCTGCGATCTTGCATGTGGACGACCCAGACACGGGCAAACCCATAGATAAGCCTCTGTGGCCTGAGTTTTTTGACATAGAAGCCCTGTTACGTACTAAAGCGTCTATGCCCGTGTTCCAGTGGAACGCTCAGTACCAACAGCAACCCACCGCTGAAGAAGCTGCTATAGTTAAACGTGAGTGGTGGAACGAGTGGGAGAAGGAAGATCCTCCTTCTTGTGAGTATGTGATAATGTCTTTGGACTCCGCAGCAGAGAAGCACAACCGCGCTGACTACACAGCACTGACCACATGGGGTGTGTTTCTTAATGAGGAGACTTCGGCGTATAATATTATATTACTTAATAGTATTAAGGAGAGATTAGAGTTTCCAGAGCTTAAAGAGCTAGCTATGGAGCAGTACACAGATTGGGAGCCAGACGCGTTCATCGTGGAGAAAAAGAGTTCTGGTGTGGCGTTATACCAAGAAATGCGACGAATGGGCCTACTTGTACAAGAATATACCCCTCATAGAGGTTCTGGTGATAAACTAGCGCGATTAAACTCTGTATCTGATATTGTAGCATCTGGATTGTGTTGGGTTCCACAAACTCGTTGGGCGGAGGAAGTAGTTGAAGAGATCGCTGGCTTCCCGTTTATGAGTAACGATGACTTAGTGGATTCTACGGTTATGGCACTTATGCGGTTCCGACAAGGTGGCTTTATACGTCTACCTTCTGATGAGCCAGAAGACATTAAATACTTTAAACAACGCGGTAGCGGGTTTTATTAAGAGGTTAAATCATGGCGATTGAGAAAGGCATATACTCTGCCCCCAAGGGTATAGAAGAAGATATAGAAGAAGGCATGGAAGGGGAGCTTGTTGAGCAGGCACTAGAAATCGACATCGTTAACCCTGATATGGTGACTCTAGATGATGGTAGTGTAGAGATTACTATTATACCGGAGGGTTCTGACATAGATATGGCGGACTTTGATGTCAACCTAATAGAAATCCTCGATGAAGGACTTGTAAACGAGTTAGCAGGTGAATTACTAGAAATGGTAGATTCTGACGTAGATAGCCGAAAAGAGTGGGCTGACACGTATGTTAAGGGTCTAGATATTCTAGGATTCAAGTATGAAGAACGTACTACTCCTTGGGAAGGCGCATGTGGTGTTAACTCCACAGTTTTAGCTGAAGCAGCTATTCGTTTCCAAGCGGAGACAATGAGTGAGACATTCCCCGCAGCAGGGCCAGTTAAAGTAAAAATACTGGGTGAGGAGACTAAAGAGAAAGAAGAAGCTGCTGAACGTGTAAAAGCTGACATGAACTACGAGTTGACCGAGAATATGGTCGAGTATCGTCCTGAGCACGAGCGTATGCTATATAGCCTAGGACTAGCAGGATCAGCGTTTAAGAAGGTCTATTTCGACGCTAACATAGGTAGGCAAACAGCTATCTATATCCCCGCAGAAGACGTTATTGTGCCTTATGGGTGTTCTAATATTGAGTCCGCAGAGCGTGTCACTCACGTCATGCGTAAAACTAAGAATGACATACGTAAGCTACAAGTAAGTGGTTTTTATTCTGGCGTTGAACTTGGTGACCCCGTAGCATTCCACACTGATATTGAGAAGCGTAAAGCTGAAGAAGGTGGTTATTCAATCACTGACGATGAGCGATACACTATATATGAGATACATGCTGATCTTATAATAGAAGGTGTAGATGACGAAGACGGTATTGCTAGGCCTTATATTATAACTATTGAGCGTGGAACTGAAGAAGTACTGTCTATACGTCGTAACTGGGACGAAGAAGACGCCTTAACATTGAAGCGTCAACACTTTGTACATTACGTATATGTCCCCGGATTTGGCTTCTATGGCCTTGGACTGATCCACATTATTGGTGGTTACGCTAGAGCGGGAACATCCATCATACGTCAGCTAGTGGACGCTGGTACCCTATCTAATCTTCCGGGGGGTCTAAAGGCTCGCGGGCTACGGATTAAAGGGGATGACACCCCCATAGAACCGGGCGAATGGAAGGATGTAGACGTACCATCAGGTAGCATTAGAGAGAA